GTCAACCTGTTCGGCGTCATAGCCCCGCTCCGAAAGTGCTTGCGTGCGGGATTTCAGGCCAGCCTCGATTTGCAGAATTTCGGCCGAGGCATCCTTCATCGGATCAACCCAGTCCCATTTTGTCGGCAGCCATGTGCAACTCTGGTATTTTCGGCGCTGTGCCTCGTACTCGGGCAACTCCAGCGCACCCGATAGAACCGCGACATCCATCCAGCGTACCCAGACCGCGCGACACATCTGGAATACCAGCACCCCGTGTTGCCAGGCTGATATGCGGCGGCGAAAATCCACCAGAGAAATCCGTGTATTGGAAAAGTTGCCCTTGGCGGTGTCGTTGGTGAGGTACCCGTAGGGAATACCCAAGGCTGACGAGATTTGCAGCAAGGTGCGGTATTGGAACGGCTCATAGGTGGAACCGGAATCCGGAATGGCAGGAGTGGAAACGTCTTCGCCGGGATCAAGGCGTACCACTTGCCCGGGCTCGACCTCCAGATCCTCGTCGGTCGGTTCCAGCGGGGTTTCGGGCGCGGGCGAAGTAACGAACATGGCAAACATCGCCGCAGTCTTTTTGCGCTCGAGCTCCGCATCATCATAAAGATCAAGCGTGAAGAGTTTTACAATCGCGGGCGCAAAGCGTGATACACCGCGCAGCTGTCCCGCCTCAAGCGGATCAATGACGTGGATCACGTCCGCAGCGGGAACCCGCACGGTTTCTCCCGCAAGTCCGGGGTCGGTTATATCGCCCGGATGACGGCGCAAGAAATGATAGGCGACGCGCCGACCAATGCGGTTAAACTCGATGCCCTGACGGATCAGCCCACCGCCGGAAAGTTCGCGGTTCATATCGAGCGGCAGCATTTCGGAGGGTAACATTTGCAATTGCAGGGGAACGCTCAACCCGTCCGCAGCGCGCCGTGGGCGGATGCGCAGGAAAACCTCGCCTGCCAAAAATACTTCGCGGGCAGCACGGCGTTGCAGCCCGTAAAAGTCTGTCAGGCCTTCGGCGTCGGCATCATCCGTCCAGGCCAGCCACAGCGATTGAAGATCTTCCTTCAGGGCGGGATCGGCAATCGACGAGGAGGGCTTGATGCCGTCCCCGACCACATTGCCAGCAAATGCCTCGAGAGCATTGGCGGCGTAGCCGTTGTTGCGCACGAGCCAACGGGCGCGGGCCGTGATCGTGTCGCCGGCCCCTGCAATCAGCGTGTTTACGTGCAGGCGCGAGGCCCGAAAGCCGCGTAAACGCCGGTGCATTTGTGCGGCATCAAACCCGCCGATTACAGCGCCCAATCGTTGGCGAAACCCTTCCAATACCATGCCTATAGCCCCTTCGTGGCCACGGTGCCCCAGCGCCGCCGCCGTTTTGTGCCGCTTGCCGCTGCAATCCGGTTTTCGAGATTGGCGATTGCGGCGGCGAGTTCTGTGTCCGATCCATAGGTGATGGTGCGCCCGTCGTAGCTTACAGCCCGCACGCCTGCGAAGCGCGCCTCCTGCAATGCGTCGAGCAGGGTTCGCATTCGATCAATATCCATCTCAGTCCCTCATAAATCTTGGCGTGTAGGCGCGCCGCTTGCGCCGTGGTGTTGCCAGTGTTCCGGCGGTTGCCACCGGTGGAGCATCAGTGGTTGTTGCTTCAGGCGGATCGGCATGTTGGCGCGTTTCCACACCGGCCTGTTCTTCAAGGCGGCGCCATGTTGCCTCGTCCCAGCGATCGGCCCCGAGAATCCATGCGGCGGCGCGGGCATAAACACGGCAATCGAGCGCCTCGTTGCGCTCGCGCATCTTTTGCCATTCCTGTCGTGCATATCCGCGCTTGTTGCGCACCGTGATCAGCTGTTCGGCGACCAGTTGTTTGAGCCATTCGGTGTCGATCCAGTCGGGCAGGTGCACGGTGCCGGACGGGTTGCATATGCCAAGGCTGCGATCCTCGTCGCTTGGACGCTCTAAGCGTAAAAACCTGTAGGTCTCGGTTTTGAAGGTTGCGGTGGCGATCGACCAGAGCCGCGCACCACGGCGCAGGCGTTTGCCGCCGCTCAACGCATCGACGTAAGTGGGACCCGACACCGGCGTGGCGCGATTGAATCCCTCCAATCCCTTGATGGGGGCGACCTGTTCAAAACCTTGTGCGCGGGCCCAGGTGTAAACAGTGGTTGCTTCATAACCGGAATCAATCGCCAGTTTTGCGATCGGCATTACCGCACCATTGGCGTGCTGCCATGTTTTGCCCAGCAAGGCCGTGAGTTCACCCCAGGCCTCTGCATGATCAGGACCACCGGCAATGACGATATGATCAATGAGCCAGCTTTCCAGCCCGCGGCCCCAGGCCCATACATCGACCTCGATGCGATCCTTTTGCACGTCGACGCCAGCGGTGAGAAACAATCCGCCTTCGGGGATCTGCGCGCTGTAATTCTCGCGGCGCTCGGACAAGCGCTGCCATTCCGGTGCATCACCGCTCTCGACCCATGTTTCGCCCAACAGCGTGTTGCGGGCGGCGCGCAGCATGTCCTCGGAGCCTTGTGCCGCCAGCCAGTCGCGCGCGATCTGCTCCCAGCTTTTCCAGCCGATAGGAGAATAAAGCGCCGAAATGTGAAATCCGATCGAGTTCGGGTTCTGCGATTTCGTGGTCGCGCGCCATTCCCCCGCTTCCAGCATTGCGGTTTTATGATGCTCGGCAATTGGTGTCTCGCAGCCGGCGCAGTGATAGGCCGCCGTTTCCGGCTTGCCCTTTGCCCAGCGCAGGCGTTCGAACTCCAGCCATTGCATATTGCTGCAATGCGGGCAGGGCACGAAATAGCGGCGTTGGTCGGAAGCCTCGTATTCCCGCTCGATCCGGCTTAGCCCCTTGATCGTCGGGGTTGAAACCATGAATACCTTGCGGCGATGCGCAAACGTTGTGGTGCGCGCCTCCGCAAGTGAAACCGGATCGCCTTCCTCGTCGGCCGAGGCCGGATAGGCATCGACCTCGTCGAGAAATATGTAGCGCGCCGGCATCGAGCGCAGGCCGGTGGCCGAGTTCGCGCCTGTCAGCACCAGAATGCCGCCCGGGAATTCCTTGGAAAGCATCGAGTTGCCCGCATCGCGCGAGCGCGCTGGATTTACCCGTTCCTTGAGCGCTGGACTGTCCTCGATCAATGGATCAATACGCCCGCGCGACGAGCGTTTGGCCATCTCGAGTGTTGGCAGTACCGCCAGCATTGGACCGGGGGTGTGGTGGATAACAAACCCGATCCAGTTGTTGCCTGCCTCCGTGGCGCCCACCTGCGCGGCCTTCATAAATGTAATGCGCTGCGCGGGATGTTTGGGTGACAGTACATCCATGATCTCGCGCAAATAAGGTGTGCGGACGGTGCGGTATCGACCGGGCTCGGCCGAGGCGCGCGACGAAAGCCACCGATGCTGGTCTGCCCATTCCGAAACCGTCAGATCTGGATCGGGGCGCATTCCACGTCGCCATGACCGGAGAATGTCTTCCGAACCGTCAAAGCTCAGGTCCGGTGCGAACTCCTCTTCATCCAAGGGTGACCTTGAGATCGGCAAGGGCGTCGAGCTGTTCTCTGACATGGGTTTCCAGCACCCTTTGCATGGTTGCAACCTCGATTAAAACCGGTGTCCCTGTTAGCGCTTCCACTTCGGCTGATACTTGCGCGGCCATCAGCGCTGCTACGCGGGCAGGCCAAGTGACCCAGACGTCACGCTCTTGCCTTGCCAGCCTGAACACCATCGTTTCCGCGCGGGCCCGATCGACCAGCGCACCTTTTTTCTTCTGGATTGAAAGCTGGCGTTCCTGAGCTTGATAGACGGTCAGCGCCGTGCGGGCTTTGAGGTAGGAAGAGCTTTCGGCCGGACCACTGACGCTGCTCTCGCTGCTGGCAACGGACCGGCGTTGTTGATCGGGATCTGTTTTACCGGCGCGCCGCGCATCAGAGGCGGCGGCGTTGATAGATCCATCGGCGTAAAGCACCATGCGGCCGTTGCGCTTGGCCTTCTGGATGGCGCCGCGCGAGAGTTTTGAATGGGCGGAGTATTCCCTCTCGCTCATTCCCTGCATGACCAATCCTCATCGTGATTAAAGCAATGATATTGCTTGGTATTAAGTTGATTACACTTCGCTTCGGAGCGAATTCGGATGCGTAGAATGATTAACAAATCCGGAGGCAATTATGACAAAACTCACTGACACCCAATCCCGCATCCTGAACGCTGCATCGCGGCGTGTCGGCAATCTGGCGATGCCGTTACCCAAAGGCCTGCATGGCGCGGTCGCCAAAAAGGTTGTTGGTATGATGGTTGAACGCGGGTTTATTGAGGAGGTCGAGGCCAACACCAAAAAACACGAACCGCTCTGGCGCGAAACCGGCGATGGTTGCGGCACCACGCTGGTGGCAACGAGTGCAGGGCTGGTCGCCATCGGAGTTGATCCGGTGGTGGTGCAGGCCATTGCCAAGCTGCGCAACGGGCCGCGAGAAGTTGCTGCCGACACGGCCGAGGCCAAACCGGCGAAACCACGGATCGGAACAAAGCAAACGCAGTTGATTGCCTTGCTTGAAACCCCGACCGGATCCAGCCTCGATGAGATTGTTACCGCTACTGGCTGGCAGGCCCATACGGTGCGCGGCGTAATCTCGGGGACCTTGAAAAAGAAGCTGGGGTTGAATGTGATTTCGGAAAAGATCGAGAACAGAGGGCGGGTTTACCGCATCAGCTGACCGATCGTAACGGCGCCGTCCTGACAGGGCGGCGTTTTCTTATCGGGGGGTGCTAAAACGGAGTGTTTCGAACAACCGCCGCAGTACATAACTGCGCAGGATCGAAACAACCGTGAAGGCCGCGCCCAGTTTCAGGTTTTGACTCAGCGACGTGTGTAGGCCAAACATCGGAAAGATCAGGATTTGTGTGGAGACAGCTACAGTGTAGCCGATCACTACATTTGCAATAGCCTCGATGAACGACATCGCGCGGGATTGTTTCATGCTGCAACCCGCGCGGCTTTGATCTCGTCAAAGCTTCGACCATCTCCATCCAGCGCCGCGGCCTCACCGCTAAATTGTTGCCAGCGCTCCACAGCCACATCAACATAAGCCGGGTTCAATTCGATCCCGAAGCAAACGCGCCCCGTAGTTTCAGCGGCAATCAGCGTAGTTCCCGACCCCATGAACGGCTCGTAAATTGCCTGCCCCGGGCTGGAATTGTTCAGGATCGGCCGCCGCATACATTCTACCGGTTTCTGCGTCCCGTGCACCGTTTCGGCGTCCTGATCCTTGTTGGCGATCTGCCAGAGCGTTGTCTGCTTACGATCCCCGGCCCAGTGGCCCTTGCCGGTTTTCTTCACCGCATACCAACACGGTTCGTGCTGCCAGTGGTAATCGCCTCGGCTCAGCACCAGCCGGTCCTTGGCCCAGATGATTTGCGAGCGAACCTTGAAGCCCACCGCCTCGAGGCTTTCGGCCACCGTGGCCGCGTGCAAGGCCCCGTGCCAGACATATGCGACGTCGCCGGGGAACAGGGACCAGGCCTCGCGCCAGTCAGCGCGATCGTCATTCAGAACTTTACCGGTGCGTTTCGTGGCAGAAGCGCCGGTTTTGTTGCGCCAGCCCGGATCGTACTCAACGCCGTAGGGCGGGTCGGTCACCATTAACAGCGGTTTTACATCACCAAGAAGCCGTCCGACCACATCCGCCGATGTGCTGTCGCCGCAGATAAGGCGGTGGGATCCCATCTGCCAGATGTCGCCAGCGACCGACACAGGCACCACGGGCGTATCGGGGATGTCGTCCTCACCCTCGGTATCCCCGTCGAGTTCATCAGGATCACGCAGCAGGGCATCCAGATCCTCGTCGGTGATACCAAGCAACGATAGATCAAAATCCTCCGCCAGCAGTCCGGCGATCTCCTCGCGCAGCAGCGCATCGTCCCACTCGCCCATTTCGGTCAGCTTGTTGTCGGCGATCCGGTAGGCACGCCGTTCTGCGTCATCGAGGTGGCCAAGGCGGATCACGGGCACCTCGGTTAGTCCCAGCAGTGTCGCGGCCAGAACACGGCCGTGGCCTGCAATCAACTCGCCGTCATCAGCTACCATGCAGGGCACCGTCCAGCCGAATTTTGCCATGCTGGCGGCGATCTTTGCGACCTGATCCGAGCCGTGCATTTTGGCGTTATTGGCGTAGGTGTGCAGCCGCTCTATCGGCCAAGTCTCGATCTCGCTGGGTGCGAATACCAGGTCCATGTGGGGGTCTCTTTTCGTGCTGGTCAGGGTGGATTCTACAAAATCGTAGTGGGATTCTTTTTGGCTTGGGTGGATTCCCCTGTGGAATCCACTTAGCCAAAACTGGTTTTGTGTAACATGCTGTTATATATGAATTATTACGTGGATTTTCTGTAGAGTGGATTCCAGGTGGATTCCCCGGTGAAATCCACTCACGCTAGCGAAATCCCGCGCCTGGCCCCCCCGTATACGTTTGGGGCCGGGGAGGAACCATTGGGTGGGGGGTGGTGGAAACGACAAACGCCCGCGAGGGTTTCCTGCGGGCGCTCTTCTTCGATGATGTATGTATGAGTCAAGAGGGGCAGAGTTGTCAACAGGGATGAAAAATAATTGTATCAGAGGTGATTTATTGATCGTGAAACGTTCGTGCCCAAGTCAATCCAGACTCTGTTTTTGATCCAACTGAAATGCCATCTTCGGGGGAAGCGGGCATCCACGTTCGCAGTTCAGCGCCAAGAGCAATAAACCGAGTGAGGGATTACTTTCTGGCAATAGATTAATGGACTTGTTATCGGATGGTTTTGACCGGATAGTTCTTCCTAATGCGCATATATTCAAATCAGTTTCTTTTTTATCTGCTCGACAGGTGGCGCGGAAATATAGCGTCACTTTCCTTTGATGGCTCGCGGATATCCGCATCAGGATCGCGCACAGCATCGATAGATCTTTCCGGAATTCTGGAAGTGGCCGCGATAAAGCCAAAGTGGTTTGGCAATGAGCTTTCCGTTCGAGTTGCTTCCCGGAGCGCCAGTCTTCGTATTCGCTGCGGTGACAAAGAGAGCCTCGCGAGGTTCTCGCGCGAGCTTGAGCAGGCTTGGCGCGAATACAACATCGAACAGCTAAGAGAGCGTTCAGACGAGATCGAGCGCATCCTTGCATCGCTCCGGAAGCTCGATGACCCGACGAGGTATCCGGCAGCCTGCCTTGTCCAGCCCGCACTTTCCGGGGCACAAAACCTTGAAACGCAACTTTTTTCTAAACTGAATATGGACGCGATTGATGGAGGGCGCTTCCAAGATATAGCAACCATCCGTACATTCCTCGCCGCTCCGGGAAAGCAGCGCAACGAGGCAATCACGAAGTTTGAACACAACCAGCTCAAGCGGTGGGCTGACTTTTTCGACAGTTTCGAGACGAATCCACTCACGCCGGAGCAGCGACTTGCCGTTATCGCAGATGAGGACGCGACTTTGATTCTCGCGGGCGCTGGATCGGGGAAAACCAGCGTCATCACTGCTAAAGCAGGATACCTGATTAAGGCGGGCATTCGCAAACCTCATGAAATCCTGCTTCTTGCATTCGCGCGTGATGCGGCGACGGAGATGTCCGAGCGCATTGACGATCGGTGCGGCGAGCCCGTCGAGGCGCGCACGTTTCACGCTCTCGCCTATGACATCATAGGATCGGTCGAAGGAGGCAAGCCAGCGCTCGCGGCACACGCAACGGATCAGAAAGCATTTCTCGTGTTGATCCGTGACATTCTTATTCAACTTGCAACAAAGGTACCTGAGGCATCGAAAGCCATCATCGGTTGGTTCTCCTCTGCACGTATCGAAGAAAAGTCCGAGTGGAACTTCCAGCAGAAACACGATTTCTACACCTACCTCGAAAAGGAAGACCTTCGCACCCTTCAGGGGGAGAAGGTCAAGAGTTACGAAGAGCTGCTTATCGCCAACTGGTTTTACGAGAACGGAATCGAGTACGAGTATGAGCCAGACTATGAGTTCGACACATCGGACCCGACCAAGAGGAATTATTGCCCTGATTTTCGACTGATAGAAAGCGGTGTTTATCTTGAGCATTTCGGGGTGCGAAGAAAACGCGGTCGTGATGGAGTGGAAATGCTCTACACCGCGCCCTGGGTCGAGAGGGCCTCTTACATCGAAGGCATGGAATGGAAGCGCAAGGTCCATGAAGAGCACGAAACAGCCCTGATCGAAACATACAGCTACGAACGCGAGGAGGGACGATTGCTCGAAGCTTTGGCTGAAAAAGTCGCTCCCTACGTTACCCTACGCCCTCGTCCTCGCGAGATTATTTTTGACCGGGTCATGGAGATGAACCAGATCGACGGGTTCGTCCAGCTACTCGGTAGCTTCCTGCGCAATTTTAAGAGTGGAGGATACACGCTCGAAGATTCCGCTCGC